AGTCAAACCAATTTGCTTGAAGATTTCTAGTGCTGGGATTACAAAGTCGCCAAGTTCAAAATAGTAGTAATTTGCAAACTTGTTGTGACCTGATTTCTTGAGTTTGGCTTGGTGAAATTCATCACGGGCCTCGTTCAGTTTTTGATATACATTCATTTGTAACTCCTGTTAAGTGAGATTTAATTGTGTCAGACTTTGTTGAGAATTCTATAGGTGTTTTCCCTAATTTGCTCTACCTGTGCTTGTGTGATCCACATTGTCAGCAAAGTCAGTTGGCTTTGAATTGCCTGAATGTCACCCGTGAACCCTGCGTAGTTTCTGTTTAGGCACTTGTGGGATAGTTCCTTGGTCTTGTTTTCGATTGCCATCAGCATCGTGCTGTAATCGTTGAAGTCGCTCATTTTTAGCCTTTTCAAATGTTTGAGATATGTCTGTGCAAGCTGCACTTTGATAGACAAATTTAGGGTCTGTGATTGCCAGTGTTGGCAGGGTCTTCTTTGCTGGTGTTTTGTCTCTCAGCAAGATGGGCAAGCTGGGTTGCGAGATCACAATCTCGAAATAGGATAGGACTCGTTTGATCGCAATCGTCAAAAGTTTCATCTTGATTGTCTCCAATGATGTCTTGCAGTCTGGATTTCATTTTCATGTTGTCCTCACTCGTCAAACATTTCTTTGAAAGGGGCATCCATTTTAGCCGCTGTGATCTTGCGCTCATCAAGGGCTTTTTGGACTCGTTCAATTCGCAGGTTGCGATAGTGCTGGAGTTCTTCAATATCATCAATCCAAGGGGTCTTGACAACATCAAACACTCGCAGTTCAGCCCTGCGGCGCACCTTGAGTTCTACACGCTTCATCACGATTGATGCAACATCTTCAGCATGGTTTGCTTTGATAGCCTCCACCAGAGCCACACTGTCCACAATGGAATCAGCAATGTCTTCTGGGTCTAACTCCTGGACAATCGCCCAGCACTCGTATTTAAATCTTTCTTCATCGGTTGGCATTTGTAACTCCTGTTGACCACTGCCAAATAGCAGTGATAGGACTGTCGCACAAAAAAAAGATGCAGGGAATAGGTGTTTTCCCTAGTACATAAAATTAGAAAACCCATCATACTGAGGTTTTTGGAGACAATCAAATGCGTTTAAACCAGACCCATCGAACCATTCTCAAGCGCCTATCAGGTGGCCCCAGGTCAATGCTCGACATGACCCACAGTGCGACAGACAACAATGCTGTGTCATACCACTATGCCAAGTACCTGCCTGATTTAGAGCAATTTGGCTATGTTATCAATCATCAGGAGAAGTGGCATTTAACTGAGTACGGGCGCATGGAGATGAATCGGGCCATCAGTGGTGCAGCCATGCGGATTGAGAATGGGTCTGTCAGGGAACCCTATGATGGCAAAGAACTGCGGAGAAACATCTCTCGCCGTGGTTGTTATGATTTTCTAAAGTATCCAAGTCGCTTTGGCGACAATCTTTTTTACCATAAAGGAGAGCAAGCATGAAAAAGGCAATTATTGGGGTTTGGTTGAGTCTGGCAGTGACTATGGTTTGGGCATCATGTACGACTCACACCATCATGTCTGGTGGGCGAATCGTCACTTGTACAACCTGCTGTTATGGCAGTAATTGCACAACAAACTGTTTTTAAGGGAAAACACCTACTTGACAGCGGGTTTTTCTATGGTGTACATTTCGTTCGTCAAAAGCGCTGACCCGCATAGACGAAACATGAGGCCATTTACTCATGCGTTCACCCCGAAAGGGACAGTGGGTCAGCACTGGAACGCAGTAGTAAGTGGCCTTTTGCGTTCTTGATCGTACTCCACACGATAGCAGAGCGTTTGCATGGACGGCTTGGAAGAAAACACCGCACACAAGTACACCCCTTGTGCAAAATGTGACCAGCGTTGATTTGGCGACTGGTAAAGCACACAGTACATCGGTGGTAAACAAGGCTGTGTGTATAAGCGAACAAATCCGTCAAGCGCACTTGGGGCTTTTTTAGTTTTTCAATCTTAATAGGAGTCAATAAATGAACACTGACAAGTCTGGAGAGGGAAGGATACTCAGTCTATCCACCCTTGGAGAACCTATGTCTGAACAAGAGTTTGAGGAGAAAATGGACAGAGGTGAACTTGATTATGAATATGCAGAGTACCTCATGGATCACCGATCAGTTGGTAATGGAGAGATACTGATTAGGTTGATGGAAAGAAATGAACTCTATGATGATTTCAAATATCACATGACAAGGAGTGACAAATGAGCAAAGAAGCAATGGAAAAAGCATTAGAGGCTTTGGAATTTCAGCCTTATTTAGCTGAATGGTACTTACGAGATCATGTAATTCCCGATGCCATCAAAGCCCTTAAAGAAGCTCTTAAACAAGAGAAACAAAAACAAGCATGGGTAAGTTTGACCAATAAAGAACAACAACAGTTATACGATCAATGGGGAGGAATTGATGGTTGGGGTGTTTTTTATGACAGCATTGAAAAAGCATTGAAGGAAAAAAACAATGTTTGAAGACTTTTGGAAGGCATGGCCTAGTAGTCCCAGAAAAGGGGCTAAATCAGCCTGTAAGAAGGTTTGGGATAAGTCCTACTGCGATACCCAAGCAGATCAGATAATGAAGCACCTAGCCTGGATGAAGACCACAGAGCAGTGGCTAAAGGCAAATGGGGCGTTTATCCCTGCCCCTTTGGTGTATCTGAACCAACAACGCTGGGATGGCGCAGAAGTGCCTGAAATGGCGTTTAAACCGCTTGTAGACCCTGCCCTAGCCAAGATCAAAGCAGACATTGCCAAAGCAGCACCAATGCCCGATCACATCAAAGAGCGTTTGGCTCAATTAAGGCGGCAATGAACAAAATAGAAGCCCATGAAATCCTTGAACAACAAAAACAAGGACTTGCAGTCTCGCAGTATCTTGTCAACAGAGCCTTGGTTGTATCAGGAGACCTTGGAATGGCTTGTTCACCTTGCCAAGCAACCTGGGTGGAAGGGCCAAGCATGGCACAGGGCCAAGGAATTAGAGAGTTGTTCTACCCATTTGTGGCTAGGGATAACCCAGGACTTAATCAACCAAATGAAGGCACACAATGAGCGAAGCACTAAACCGAGTAATTGAAGAACAGCAAAAGCGTATTGATGACCTTTTGGAAGGAAATAAAAAGCTGATTGAGAGGTCTGCCAGGGTGTTTAAACAGAATGAAGAACTGTTTGAGGCAATGGCTAGATTGCTGGATTATGACTTGCCCTCAGATAATATTACAGATAAACAATGGGCAGACTATTGTTCTCTTAAGCACGAGGTAAGAATGCAAATGATTGATGCGGGTTACTGCGTTCGATGCTACGACTTTGTTTGTGAATGTAATGAGTTTTGATATGAGACACGATATTGATTGGACAAAGGTTCATTGCAAGGTCGGGCAACGAGTGCCCGTTTATCCATTCAAGAGAGAACCATTTATTGGTGAAGTTAAGCGCATAAAAATGAACCGATTTGGTCGGGTCAGTTATGTCATTGATGACATAGAAGTTATGGCAGAGGAATTGTTGCCAGCTAAAAACCAAACAAAACTCAAGATGAGGGTTAATCAATGACTATTTACCTTGGGCTGGACCCGGGTTCCATAAGCGGCGCAGTTGGTGCATTAGATGCAAATGGCGATTATTTAGACTCTTTTATGATTGAGCATAAAGACAAGAATATATTGCCCCTTGTATTTAAAAACATGATTCTGCGTTGCATTGACCCAAGGGAAGGTGCAGAGATTTGCATGGAATCAGTGCATTCAATGCCAGGGCAAGGGGTTTCCAGTAGTTTTCAGTTTGGCAGGGCTGTTGGTGTTATCTCAGCCGTTGCTGAATTAACTCGTTACCCTTTCCACTTGGTAACCCCTCAGAAATGGAAAAAGTATTTCCACTTGACAAGCGATAAAAACGAAAGCCTAGACCTTGCCCGATCATTTTGGCCTGAAGCCAAGTTAATCAGGAAAAAAGATGGAAACAGGGCCGAAGCATTATTAATTGCACTATATTGGCGTGAGCAGATTAATGGCAAACAAGATAAACCCAAACCGAACCCAAACGGACTTTAAACTGGATTTAAGCCCAGAACAGAGGGCCATTCTGGAATTGATCGGGAATGGAAACATGACGCAGGGATTGAAGGTTGCCATCGATCAAGCTGGGCATTTCTACAATTGTGGGCTTGACCCAGAAATGAACCTAAATTATGTGGGTTTGGTAACTACACTGCCAAACCAGGATGATGATTGACCACAAAAGGGCTTGCCAAAGGGCTTAAAAGGGGCTTTAAGGGGCTTTTCTTGGTCAACCCAATGCACCCTATGTTGAAGGGCTTGCAAGGGCTTAAAACAGACAAAGAAAAACCCGCACTTGGCGGGTCTAGGTTAGTGGTTACTGACTTACTTTTTGCGGGTTAGGATGCGGAGCAAAAGAGCCAAGGTCGCGTATATCATGTTTAAACGCCTTGCTCAAGTTTTATCGTTCCGCATTTGTTGCCATTGCTGTCCCGAATGAAGTCTTGAAGCTCATTATATCGTCTGGCATCATGGGCAACTGTTTGCAAAATATCCGCAATTTCACCCCAAGGATCATCTTCAAATGCGGAGTTTTCGGTATAAATGGTTATAGTTATTTTGCTCATGCTGTCACCTTATCTGCAATGGCCCAACTTGCTGACTCGTAACCCTCAAGCCGTGGGATGGCATCCGAAATAATCGCTTCAATTAGTTTAAACGCAATGGACTCTTCAAAATCATCGCATTCATTTGATTGATATTTCAAGCACTGAGCCGCTTTAATGGCCTGAATTGCAGTTAATATGGGTGCAGCGGGATCATAGGTTATGGTCATAATTTCATTATCACGATAACGATAATTTACGCTTTTAACATTTTCGTCAAGTAATATCTGAGCAATGGCTTGCTCATTATCATAAGTTTTTAACTGCTCTTTCCCAAACGGGAAACCTAATTGCCTGTTGAAAAAAACTGATAACTTATGCCGTGAAGCATATCGAACCAGAGCATTGATGTGTGTGTCGGTGACGATGAAAGCTGACATTTTGAACGCCTTTTAAAAAGTTAATGAGACCCCAGGCAAAGCCCAGGCCAAAGGGGACATAATCCCCTTGAGCCTTGGTTTTAATTGTCGAACTGGTGGTGCACGATGCAAATTACTTGGTCATCACGCTTTTGAATTGTCTCGACAATTTTGCAGAAATAGCCCCCAGGCGTGTTCGTATCTCGATAAACCTTGGGCATGAGCCAAGCATACGCCTCGTGTTCAAATAATGAGTCGTTTAAACAGGTTAGCAAAATATACTGTTGAGAGCCATCGCAACCATTGTCGATTGTTCCAATGGTGGTCGCTTTGATTTCAAGTTCGGTGGTGGTGTCGGTGGTCATAATTAAGCCTTTTAAGTTGTCCACATGATGAAAGCCAGGGCAAGAAATGCCAGGGCAGAGCCAATAACAACGATTTTGTCAGATGGGTGCATGATGTAACGCCTTTTAAATGTATAGGTTAGTTGATTTTGCTGTCATTTCATTAAACAGGTCGGAAAACCTGCCCATGAGCGAAGCGTCTTGTTCAAATACTTTGTTCCATAAGTGGTCTCGCTCACGCATGAGCCAACGATGGTACAGGTCATGCCCATCTGACTCGAACAGGTCGAGAGCAAAATCAGCCAATGCTCTGGCCTCATCTTCTGGCCAATTAAGTTCGGCGCTTTGTTGAAGTGTCATCATGTTTAAACGCTCCCACGCAGTGAGGCGGGAAACGAGGCAATAACACCTTGGTCGATATGCACAAGTTGAATTAAATTGTGCTTGGTGAACGAGCGCAAACGCTCATGCAAGCACAAATAACGCTCGAACTCACGCAGAACCCGCTCCTTGGTGCGAGCACTAAACAGAACCCTCTCGTGGGTGCCCTCAGTGGCTGAGTTGTGCCAGCAGATAATTGAATAAGTGTTCATATCAACGCCTCTCAAGATGTTTAAACGATGCGACAGTGCATCTTACAAGCCCCAGGTCGGAGCTTGTGGGCTGAACTGTCAGTGGTAAACGCTATGGCGCTTAAACTGCCAACGCTCTAGCAGTGGCTCGCCTGAGTCGCCCTCGCTCAAGCACATCTGAGCGCAGGTCTTGCGAACGATGGCGAACCGCACGCCATCGAGCACATCAACCTCATGGGTCAGGCCATGGGCCAACGCCCAGGTATTCGATGTGGCCCGATAGGTGAACCAACGCCCACGCTCGCGTTCTTGGAACTCGCCCAGGTTGTCAGTGTTGGAATTAAGCATCTTGGCTCTCCCCAGCTTGCTGTTGTTCGAACCGTTGGCGAGCCAGCTTAGGATGCGCCGCTTGGTGGCCCTTTTCGAAAATAGCGGGGAAGGCTCGCACTAGCTTTTCGCTGTTGGCCCTGTCAGCCAGGAGGTAAGCGTCACCAATGAGGGCGGCGAACTTGCCGTGTAAGCCAGTGCCAAGCTCGTGAGCCGCATAAAATAAATCAAGTTCTTCGTGTGTCATGTCAACGCCTTTTGAAATAGTGCAACAGTGCACCGCGAAGCCCCGAAGGGCTTAACGCTGAACTGTTTAAACGCTTTGCATCTCGCCATGGTCAGGGCAGTGAGGCGCTCCCATCTCAGCAAGCCACTTGCCTGAGGTGTAAGCGATGTAACCGCACTCAGTGCACAGGCATTTGAGCATCCGTGTGCTTTGCTTTTTGATGGCATTGGCGGGCACCAGGTCAGCGTGAGGGTACACACCCAGGCGAGCCAGCACAGGCCCAGCCCAGGCCAAGAACTCAGGCCCTGCGACAGTGGCGGTCAGTTTGCCTTCTAAGCCGATGGCCCGCGCAGTGCGCCCGAACTTTGAGCCGTGCCCATCACCTGGGTGGATGGCGTGGATGAGTTCGTGGGCCAGGATGTCGAGCACCCTCGAACTGTCTGAGATGGTGGGCGAGATGAAAATTTCGGCGTGGCTGTCAGCGGATGCACTGGCTGACCAGCACTGGCCCAGTGTGCGGTTGCGGTTGCCCAGTGCGCCTTTTGAGGGGAAGCCGCACGATGCGCGCACTTCGTGTGGGAGAGCTTCGCCGTGCTGTTTAAACAGTGCCCTGAGTTCTTCGGTGGCCTTGGAGAGCCATTGCTCCCTGGTGATGGTGCTTGTCATATTGAACGCCTTTCGATGGTTGATGACTGAGAGTCTTTCGAGGCTCTCACTTATATAGCATAATAGAATCGTGCCAGTTTTTATACATCGTTGATTTTAAACAAGAAAATCAGTAACATGAAAACCCTAATAGTAATAACCCCTATCTAATATCTCACGATGTGAAATGTAACTCTAAAATATTCCACATGGTGAAATGATATCGATTAGGGTTAACCCGTAGAGTGTCATCGGAAGGCACCCGCAACGACATTCATTACCCGACCGACTGGACGGTTAATTAATTCTCAGGGTATTCCCTAGTAGGACTTACCCTATTAGGGTTTACCCTTAAGGGTTTGTAGGGGGGGAGGGGGTGTGTGTGGTGTGAGAGATTTTGTGGTGCCTCCCATCCACAAGAAAAGCTAAATTGGCTTTTTCCAACAACGAGCCTAATCTTTGGTAAGAAAAGGAGTTGGTGGAGTCTTAGGATGGTCTTGTCTCTAGCTGGATGACAAGTTTCATTTGTGCACGGAGTGGCTACCCGAGGTATGTCGAGTGCTTAAAAACTTAGCAGATAGCCGCTTGGGTGTCTGCCACAGGGAGAGCCTACTTCTAGGCTTACTCTAAGTTCTCTACTTAGCTTCTCTGCGGTCATAACAGGGGTTTGCAGGTTCGCCCTCTGTTGAGTCGGGTAGCTTTACCGACACCCATTTGTTGACAATGTATTAGAAACGGAAACCCTTGTCAAACGAATTTAGGGTCTTTTGAGCCTTCTTTCGTTCCTTGCGCTTCTGTTTTCTAATAGACTGTTGATTTGTAAGACCTTTCTTCTCTACTGCTAGACCAAGCGCAGCGTTTGAAATAGTGCCTTTCCAGTGGTGGATTGCCACCTTGAGATTTGTAATCCTACGCTTGTTAGCTTGTTCTTCTGGAGTAAGTTCAATTGCCATGAAAAAAGCCCTTTAGGGGTGATACAGTCGCGTCCCCTGTAGTGCCAGAGGCTGTACCACTTCTAAAAGGCTTCATCTGACGCGAACAGATGGTGAGATTCTATAAGGGTTTACCCCACTTGTCAAACAATGTATAGTTCACCAAACTTCCATAACTGGGTAAAGTATGAATGTGATTGATGCACTGCCAAACAACCTAAAGAAAAAAGGTCGCCCCAAAGGTGCTGTGAACAAGAAGTTCACTATGTCTACCTATGCTGAAAGACCTGCGGCTCTCCTGCCAAAGACTGAAGTTCAGCGCATCAAAGAACTCAAAGACCTCCTGATAAACAGTGCAGGTTCCAATGTTGTTCACAAAGCAATTGAGATTGCCATGAATGATGAACACCCAGCACAAGCGGCTATGCTCAAACTCTGTATGGATAGGATGCTTCCTGTCAGCCTGTTTGAGAAAGAAGGCAAACAGCGTTCTGCTGTAAACATCACTATCTCCGGCATTGGCGGCGTTACCATTGGCGAAAATACTGTAGATGCTGAAGATATAGAACCAAAAAATGTCTGACCTCAATTTCTCACTCCTGCCTTGGCAACAAATTGTTTTTGCTGACAAAACGAGGTTCAAGGTTATTGCGGCAGGTAGGCGGTGTGGCAAATCTAGGTTAGCAGCTACTACGCTAATTATTGAAGCATTGCAATGTCCTGCTGGCAGTGCGGTAATGTATGTGGCTCCTACAAACGGACAGGCCCGACAAATTGTTTGGGATGTTTTGCTAGAGATTGGCAGGGATGTTATCCAATCTAGTCATATCAATAACATGGATATCACCATGATAAATGGTGCAAAGATTTATGTTCGTGGCGCTGATAGACCAGATACCCTGCGGGGTGTGTCCCTTACCTATGTGGTCTTAGACGAGGTTGCGGACATTAAGCCTGAAGCCTGGGAACAGGTGATTCGTGCTTCTTTGTCAGACAAGAAGGGCAGAGCCATATTCATCGGAACCCCCAAGGGGCGAAACTTCTTCTACGATATTTTTAAACTTGGTCAGTCAGGCGATGACCCTGATTGGAAGTCCTGGCACTTCACAACCCAAGACAACCCATTGATAGACCCAACTGAGATTGAGTCTGCCAAGAAAACCCTGTCATCCTTTGCTTTCAAGCAAGAGTACCTAGCATCCTTTGACAACGCAGGAAGCGATGTTTTTAAAGAAGATTGGATCAAATATGGCGTGGAACCTGAGTATGGTAGTTACTTCATTGCAATCGACTTGGCAGGATTTGAAGAAGTGGCTAAACAAGCTGCTAACGCGAAAAAAAGACTAGATGAGAGTGCCATTGCAGTGGTCAAAGTCACTGATGATGGCAAGTGGTTTGTCAAAGAGATCGATCACGGGCGGTGGGACATTCGAGAAACTGCTGCCAAAATCTTGATGAAGATGCGGGATTACAGGCCAATTTCGGTGGGAATCGAGCGTGGAGCGTTAAAAAACGCTGTTTTGCCGTACCTCAGTGACCTGATGCGGAAAAATAATGTATATTCCCACATAGTTGACCTAACGCATGGCAACAGGAAAAAGACAGACAGAATTATCTGGAGTCTCCAAGGGCGGTTTGAGCATGGGCGAATTGTGCTGAACTCTGAAGAAGATTGGGATGCATTCACCGATCAACTCTTGATGTTTCCTGCCAATGGCGTACATGATGACCTTCCTGATGCTTTGAGTTATATTGACCAATTGGCTGTAACATCTTACTTTGAGGGTGAAGAAGATGATGAGTGGGAGCCTGTAGACATCATAT